ACTCATATCACCGCCACTGCCGACAACATTCATAGCATCAATACCCATACCTAAAGCACTACTTAAGTTGACGTTTTCAAATGTTAGACCATCGCTGATTTGGACTGACGTAGGCATGTATAGATATATCCGAGAGAGCACAGTCTCGGTCGAATGCATCTGCCTACTGATGTCAGTAATCTCGTTCTGACGCTGATGGATACTAATCCTCATCATCGTACGATGATTCTGTAGGTTTCTAGGAAAGGTGTAATTAGCCATAACGACTCCGCTCGAAATTCGAATTCTTATAAGAGTATTTATATGGCTTACCGAGGGAAATACAGAGTAAAGAACCCAAAAAAGTATAAAGGGGACTCGACTAACGTTGTGTTCCGTTCTTTGTGGGAACGCCACACATTTAGGTGGCTCGACGAAAATGACGAAATTGTTGAATGGAATAGCGAAGAAGTTGTTATACTGTACCTTTGCAAAACAGATAAAAAATATCATAGGTACTTCATTGATATTTATTTTAAAGCACGGAACGGTAAAAAATATTTAATCGAGATCAAACCAAAAAACCAAACATTGCCACCAAAACAGCCGGCACGGAAAACAAAAAGATACGTTACCGAGGTGATGACGTACATAAAGAATCAATCAAAATGGGAAGCAGCTCAAGCTTTCGCAATGGATCGTGGATATATTTTTCAAGTGTGGCACGAAGATACATTAAATGGTCTTGGAATTAAAATTCTTAAAGGTTAACGTATAAATAATAGCATGGCTAATACACTATTTCAAGATCTACAAGCAAAAGCATTCCGCGCAGGAGTTACTCCGCGGACAGAGGAGTCTATGGCTTGGTTTCGGAAGCAAGTTAAGAATATGCGTAATATCAACCGTAATTCTTTGCTGAAAGACGAAGCGGTTGAGAGAGTTACGCGCCCTCGTATTGGTGACATGTATATGTTCTATTACGATCCTAAACATAAGGACACGCTTCCGTTTTATGACCAATTCCCGCTAATCATTTTGGTTGACAAAGCTCCAGGTGGATTTTACGGATTGAATCTACATTATTTGCCCCTTCCTTTGAGAGCAAAGTTCTTTGATGCCTTAACGATGTCAAACAACAAATACGATGAAACAACAAGATTAAAAGCTCGTTATGCGGCTCTTCAGGCTTCAGCTAAACTCAAGTACTTTAAACCGTGTTTTAAAAGATATTTGACCAGTCATGTTGAATCGCGCATTGCAAGAGTCCAACCTACAGAATGGGAAATTGCATTGTTCTTGCCAACTCAACGGTTCAAGGGTGCAACAGCAGCAGAAGTTTATAAAGATTCTAGGAGTAAAATCTAATGACAATGGGTATAGAACGCCTTAAGTCGACTATTGGTCGTCGTACAGGTCTAGCTCCGGCAAATAGGTATGCGGTTTTCATCCCTATGCCATTGTTATCTCTTTCGTCAGGAAACATCCTTGGTAATATTCTTAGTGGAAACCGTGCTCTAGGGCAGGTTGTTAACGATCCAAGAGACCTGACATTTCTATGCGAATCAGTGTCATTACCAGGCAGAACACTGGCAACAACAGATTATATGACAACACCTAAATCTGTTAAAATGCCTTACTCGTACATGAATGATGATGTTACGATGACATTTTTGCTAACAGGTGACATGTACGCCAAAAACATTTTTTCGTCTTGGCAGGACAAAATCATGAACACAAACAATAAACAGCTTGCGTTTAAAGATGAATACGTGTCGACAATTACAATTCAGCAATTGAACCAGAAAAATATCCCGGTATATACATGCACATTAAAAAATGCATTTCCGGTTTCAACTTCATCTATTGAGCTATCGAACAATAACGACAATACGGTATCTAGAGTTTCAGTAACGTTTGCATACGATGACTGGTCTGCAAACAACTTTGTTGGTACAGCGGTTGGTGGTCTTCTTAACGCCATTAACATACTTTAAATTATGCTATAGGAGAATATTATGGCTTTACCCGTGCTTAATACGGCAACGTATGAAATGAAAATTCCATCGACTGGAGAAAAGGTCGAGTTTCGTCCGTTCACAGTAAAAGAAGAAAAAGTACTATTAACAGTTCTAGAATCTAATGATATGACCTTGATTTCTAGAACACTAAGAAATCTTATTAACACGTGCACACTGGGCAAAGTGCAGGCAGAAGATCTGGCTATGTTCGATATTGAATACGTGTTTTTAAAAATTAGAGCCAAGTCTGTCGGTGAAAAAACGACTCTTGGTTTATTGTGTAAAAATAAAGATTGTAATGAGAAAAATGAATACGTTATTAACCTTGATACGATTGAACTATCTGGAAGAGGCATTTCTCCTAAAGAAAAGATTCAGCTGACAGATCAAGTTGGTATTATTATGCGCTATCCACGTGTATCTGACACTGAGACCTATTTAAAACACTATGCCTCAGAGTCAAATACGGGAATGGATCTTTTGATTGCGATTATGGCAGCTTCAATCGAAGCGATCTATGATTCCGAGGCGGTATATCCTGCTAAGGATCACAAGGTCGAAGAGATTGCTGATTTCCTTGAATCATTGAACGGTGATCAATTCAAAAAAGTTCAAGAGTTCTTTGCGGATTTTCCGAAGCTGTCTAATGATGTTAATTTTGATTGTGTCAAGTGCGGTACGCACAATGAGTACACACTGGAAGGATTATCGGATTTTTTCGGGTAGCTCTTTCCCACAACTCTCTCGAGAGTATGCTAAAAACTAACTTTGCCATGATGCAGCACCATCATTATTCTTTGACTGAGATTGAGGCAATGTTACCGTGGGAAAGGGAGATCTATATCCAGTTGTTGTTGAATCATGTTGAAGAACAAAACGAAAGACTTAAGCTGCGTCAACAGCAGATGAATAGAGGTAGAAGATAGGTATGGCCATTAGTAATCTTAAAGACCTGATCGAAGAGATCAAGGCAGATAACGCGACAAATTCGCCTCGAATGAAAAATATCGAGGCGGATGGCCGTAACTCGCGCCGTCATCTGCTTGAAATGAAAAAATCGGTCTTTAAGATTGAAGACGCCATAAGGCTTATTTCTGAACCTGATAAAGGACTCACCGGCGCAGAAAAAGAGATGCTAGCCGAACAGAGAGCACGCGATGAAAGAATGATCGCTGCTCTTGAAAAACTATCTATGGGCTCGGTGTCAAATAATGCTGGTAATACGCAAAAGAGTTCAGGCGGCGGTTTAGGTGCAATGCTGTCAGGAGTCACCGGTGCGTTGGGTGCCGGAGCAGCTGGTCTTGGTATCGGACTTATGGGTATTGCTGCTATTGCAGGTGTTGGGATTTTCCTTGCTGATACCCTGCAAGATATGGATACTGCCAAGATTAAGCAAAACGTTACGGACCTCTTATCGATTGGCGATGAGCTAAATGATGGAGACCTCATGCGTACGCTCGGAGAAGGTGGTACATTTTTCCTAGTCATGACCGGCATCGGGTTAGGTCTTGGCGTCTTTGCCGCTGGACAAGCAGCAGCAACCGCCGCGCAAAGATTTGAGAAAGACGGTTGGACTGACAAGATTAAAGATAACGTTAAAGACCTTCTATCCATCAGCGATGAGTTGGGTGGTAAGCTAGCCATGCTTGGTGAAGGTGCCGTGTTCACGTTGGTTATGACAGGGATCGGTACAGGTCTTGCAGCATTTTCTGTTGGCCAAGGTGCAGCTGCAGCAGTCGATAAATTCTCTACCGCCAACTGGGCTAAAAAGATTAAAGATAACGTTGTCACCCTGCTTTCCATATCTGACGCCGTAGGCGGCAAAGGCGAGATCCTAAAAGAGGGTGGTACCTTTATGGTGGCCATGGCCGGTCTTGGTCTTGGTCTTGCAGCGTTCGCTGTAGGTCAAGGAGCGACCGCGGCAACTGGTGGTATGGCTGGTGTACTTGAACAATTTACTGGCGACGGATGGGCGGAAGCAATTAAGACTGATGTTAAAACGTTGTTGTCAATTACTGATCTTCCAGGCGTCGGTAAAGATACCGCTGCATTCGCCCTAACCATGGGCGGTATCTCTGCCGGTCTTATGGCATTCGCTGTAGGTCAAGGTGCAAACGTTGCTGCTACAGGATTAAGCGAGGCCGTAGGGTTATTCACTGGTGAGGGTGATTTTGCACAAAGAATTAAAGACCAGGTCGCAACACTTCTATCAATTGTAAAAGAAAACGAAGGTATCGATACAGTCAAGTTTGTTGCGACGATGGGTGGATTATCCGCTGGTATCCTTGCCTTTACTGCATCAGATGCTATTGGTACATTAGCTGACGCCGGACAAAAGATCCTAGGCTTCTTTGGTGTTAAGTCACCATTCCAGAAGATTATGGATGTCGCTGACAACGCTGATAAGCTTAAAGCTGGTGCCCGTGCCTTGAGATCCATTGGCCGATCACTAAAAGACTTCAATGATATCAGCTTCGACGGTGATAACTTCAATATGGAAGAATTCGCCGATGACCTTAAAGCTGCAGTACCTACTATTGAAAAAGCAGTTATGGGTGATGATGGCGGATGGTTTGGTACACGCATTGCAGGTCTTGCTAATACAGGTGACTCATACCAACAGGCTGCACGTAATATTGAAGCTCTGATGG